TGATTTTAGAATCACATTTTGGCTGTACTTTTTTTGCTTCCTGAATACACTCTAACTAGAAATATTTACTTCAACAATTCTCTTAAGCATTTTTGGAGGTATTAACTTATGGGGGACAAAGAAGAGGCCCTTAATAGTTTGAATGAGAGGGAAAAAGAGATTTTAAGACACTTGTTCGAAGACCCTAAATTTAAAGTGAAAGATTTAGCCGAATTAATTAATTGGTCAGAAGGTTCCATCCAAACAGCAAAAACCGCCATCTTCAAAAAGCTAGGCGTTCCCGATAGTGTTGTAGGTGAGAAAAAGCGGGAATGGGTCGTAGAACATTATCGCGAGGCTTTCAATAATGTGTTTAATAGGCCGGTTGAAAACCCTGTAGAACCTATTAATAGCCCCTCTGAACCAGAAAGAGCCACACCACAACCAGTAAATCAACCGGAAGTAGTCAACAATACCCCGCTGGAGTTTGTTGATGGAAAAGAACCGCCTAAAAAGAAAGATACCGATATCTTCACCCGTGTATTAGCTGGGTTGTTTATTGTTTTTCTTTTGTTTAGTGTGCTTTTGTTTATTGGGAATACCAATTTACAAAATCAGGTAAAAGAATCAAAACAAGTCGCATCCTCGATATCTGCTACCGCATCTGCATATTCCGCTACATCTGAAGCCAAAATTGAGGGGTTAACTCAAGATTATATTCCCAGCACTTTACCTGGCCCTATCATGTACGCTAATTCGTTTGATAGTGGTATGGTCTTTTCTGACTATGTAACAGGTGGCGCGGCTCCAGTAATGACTGATGGTATCCTGCACCTTGATGGAACAGTGTCAGATGATGATGGAAAATATTTTGAGATAATTCTTGGGAATGAGGATTGGTTTAACTACATCATTTACACCCGGATTATTCAACAAGAATGTAACCATCAAAATGAACGTTCTTCTATCGATGTAAGGGTACGCAAAGGTTCTGGTACTAGTGCGTTTGACTGGTACAACTGCGAGTTTAGAGACAAAGTCATGAATGTCGTAATTACGGTGCTGGATGGTGAGATTAGGTTACTCGTAAATGGTGACGACCTGAAAAATTCAGGCCATCAGACTAATAGAATTGTTAATGAATTTTGGGGCGGTGGGGTAGGTTTTCATATTTATAGCGGTAGTGCCATAGACTACATTGTCGTGTTTAATTTACCTGGCGAAGCTCCCAACAAGTAACGCCAGCACGATAATCAGAATCAGCCATTTAATATCAAAGCGGAAAGATATCCACATTACCGGTGCGCTCCTATTAATTTAGAAAAATCCAGTTCTTTAAACTGCTCATCTCCATAATAAACTCCATAATCTAAAGCTAAAGTATCAACAATCGCGTGGCAATCGTTGCCTGTGCTTGGCCCACATAATCCTACTGCATTGTCTATGGTATCTCTGCCATGTTGGCATTGTGGCCTAACGTGATGCACTTCCAAATGCTGATCGTATTCATGACACAACGCACAGGTGTAATCTTGGCTCTCTCTGACTTCTCGTCTTATCCATTCTGGAAACTTTGGAAAGATGCAGTAAGCAAAATAACTAAGGTCAATTTGTTCAGGCTCGTATTTGAACCTTTCACGCATACACCTCTATTTGGCTTCAGGTGCAAATTTTTGAATCACATTCCCTAGAATATATGAACCGCCGATGATCTCACAAAAATTAAAAAAGATATCTGCCGGTACGTTTCCGGTGACTGTGAGAATAAATCCAAAGACTGTCACCAGGATCGCATACAGAAACTTGGTTGATAATAAGTTGTCCATATTCCTCCTATAAATAATTAACGTTTTTCGTATAGTGCGTAACCAGTTGTTGGATACTCTCGCGTTGATCTGATATCACCCCACCATGGATCGACCATTTTCCCCCACCCGCAAAATAATACCCAGTGTTTAGCTGCCCCGATTTTGGCGGCGTTCACTTCAACCATTACGGGCATCTTTTTGGTGTAGCAGGAAAGCGCCACGGGAAAGTTTGAATAGTTATAAGCCCGACCACTTTTAGTCCAAAATAATTTAGGAAACACGAGCGGAATATTTTTCCACACGACCAATGCGCCTAAAAACGCACCACCAGGATTTGATTTTGCATCGTATTCACCAAGCTTTTTTAACTTGTCATTTACTGAGTCGGGTGTTTCTTCGTAACCAAGAAAATTTAGCAGACAGGTAATTGCAGTGATAGTGCAACCAACACTCTTAAACTTTAATCGACTAAAGCCCACACATTTTTCTGCCCAACGTGGATCACGTTGCGATAGTGGTTTAACGTTTAACATATAACCTCTCAAACTAATTGCTAAGACTTGCTTCCCCTTGGCTCATTCATCCCTAATAAAAACTCTACTACCCAGCTAAGCTTTGATAGCAGCCATTTCAAAACGATAGAGATGATTTCTAACGCCATTTTTCCGGTGATTTTCTCGAATAAGATAATAAGAGCAAGCAGAATAATGACGGCCATATTAAAAGTATTTTTTTATCATCTCCAGAATTAATATAAAGCCTCCAGATATACCCGTGATGATGGCTAATCCGGTGTCTTGCATGAGGGATAGGAAAATAGCCCCTACTACCAGGCCAAAGCCCAAAATAAATTTATTTGATATCGGTGCTTCGTTCATAAATCCCCCTATTTAATATATTTACCTATCAAAGCATCTACTTTGCTTTCAATGCGGTCTAGCCTGGTTGTTATTTCTCTTTCTATCTCTTCATGGGTTACAAAGGCTGGGTGCTGGTTTTGATCTAGTCGCTCATTAGCTTCAACCCTTTGCGAGATTACAGCTAAATCTTGAGCAAGAGGAGCCAGACGAGTAGTGATGTAAAGAGCGAGGATAAGAGAAGCCACGCTAAGTACCTGTAATAAGATGGGTAACGAGTTTTTGGTGAGGTAGTCTTTGAGGGGTTCATGGGCCATATGTAACATTAAATTGTTAAATAATAATTAAATAATTGTTGTGCTCCTATTCTTTGGTCCGCATTTTTTACGATTGAGAGTCATAAGCCTCCTATAAAAGAGCAAAAAACATATTAGATGATGAAACATCATTTAGAGTAGTATCTTGGGTTACATCTATTGTTGGGGTGGTTGTACCTGTGTATGAGGTTTTATAGTCCATATGGATACGGCCTACCGAACCAGCACCACCTCGATTGCCACCCTCAGAGGTTCCCCCCGTTCCACCAGAAGAGGTAATTAGATTTGTACCAAGTGTGGCTGTTTGGCATTTAATTAAAACGCCACCGCCACTACCAGCACCCCCAGCTCTATAAGTTGAATTAGCTGAATTACCACCGTTATCATTTAGAGTTCCGGTAACAACTAAGTCTTTTGTAAAGATGAAAAACAATCCTCCACCAATACCCCCGTTTGTTCCTTGTGTAGAATGACCGCCACCACCACCACCCGATCCTAAATAACATTGAGTAACTAAAGAACCAGCCCCAGGGGCACTTCCAGCATTACCCGTACCACCGTCACCAGTTATACCAACTCCACCAGTAATATACCCACCACCACCACCATTACCATTAAGCCCACCACCACCACCACCGCTATTTTGTGCCGTATTGGCTGAGCCTGTCCCCGATGTTCCTTCACCTTGCACTCCAGTACCACCAGAGCTATTACCAGCACCCCCAGCCCTACCCTTACCCAAAGCTGTTAATGATCCGGTAACGGTAGTTGTCCCAGAACAGAAAAAAGCTACGATACCTCCCACATCCCCAGTCCAAGCTTTGGCGGTTAAAGTATGACCAGAGTTCTGGGTAAAAGAGGAATATTGAGGCATCACAATAACTTGGGCTTGTGAAGCTCCCGAATCAGTATAGGTGTTTATTAGGGCATGAGATAGGGTTATGGTTCCGGTGTTGTAACTTTCTATTCTATTTAATTCCCAATTTCCAACTCCTGTTCCTCTAGTTTGGTGAATTAAAATAAGTTGACCTGATGCAAATGAAACGTTTGATGCTGACAATGTAGCTTGTGTGGCTGTGCCTGAACATGAAGCATCTATTGGGGCATCAGTAGCATTTCCAGCACTGCTGTAAGCCCCACCAGATCCGTTACCAAACCCATATAGCCAGTTACTTGTATCGTCTGATCTAAATTGTCTTTGTGCCATTAAGCCTCCTGAGCAGATGCGATACATCCCCATTTGGAGGTGGTGGTATCGTATATAAAGCCTACGGTTAAGACTTTACTGATGACGGTGGTGGTTGGTAGAGCAGTTCCCCTAGCCTCAAAGCTCGCTCCCCAGGTAATAGCCCTGGCTGTCCCATTATCTTTGATCCTGACAATTAACCCTTGAAAGTTAGTCGGTGTACCCGTTAGGTTGGTTGTCATGGAAGCAATCGCCTCTGCTTGAGCGGTGATATCAACCACATCACAGTTATCAGTATTTACAGTAGGGTTAGCGTTGGAAGTGATAGCAGTAACACGCTTGGTAATTCGTTTAGTGGTGAGGGTTTGAGCTGTAGTTAAATCAACAACCTTTGTTGTATCCAATGCTCCAGTTACTTTAGAGACTAAGTTAGTAAGGGCATCAATCACATTGTTCCACATGCCGGCTGTGATAATCCCTTTAACGGTTGCCCCAGATGCGTGGGTTTGAGCTGAGCCACCCTCAAGTCCTCGGTTAGCTAAGGGAATCGTTAAAGCTCCCCCACTCTTTCCGGTAGCGTATGCAAACTCTTCGACATTCTCACCCTCGGAGATAATCACCATTCCTTCACCTGATTTAGCGCTGAAGGCTGTATCACTGGTTAAAGGTGCGCTTGTGTCCGAGTTGGATATGCCACTTGATGCCGTAGTCGAGGCCGAGTTCCCGCTGGCGTATTTTAAATAATCTGCTGCCATATGTCTCCTTACGAAAAAAGACCACCTATTGGTGGCCTTGCTGATAGTGTTGTCAGAACAGGCTGATTGACTATATCCTAACTATGTTTGAGTTACAGTCAAATTACTTTGCGCACCTTCTTAAGCTTGCGTCTCACTAGCTTCTTGCGCTTCACGGATTTAACTTTGATGAGTTGTGATTTGGGTAGCGTAACCTTGATGGCTTTCACTTTTTTAGGTGATTTGGTACTCGATTTTAATACTTCAGTAGAGTTTAGAAGTTCCACAGCCTTTTCTTTGGTTAATTGCCCATCTTGATATAGATCGACAATATCTTTTTGTCTGGATGAGATAGCACTAGCGTATTGCGATTTCAGCTTCTTATCTAAAAGTGAATTTCCTGTATACGTGGGTGTTTCGATTGGTTTACTTAGGTCTATTACTCGAACACTGCCGGTATCAGAGGCAATAACAAAGGGTTTAGACAGTCCAGTTATTGGCTTAACCGTCGTCGTTTCCTGCGCTTTAACCTGTCCTGATTTGGTGTCTTTGCTATTGATGATCTCTTGCCCATTCTGAGCTTTATACACACTTCTGGATTGTTTGACTACGTTATCAATCGCTTTGGCTTTCTGCTCATCATCAAGAGACTGGTAAGAGGGAGATGAGATAAGTTTGTCTAGCGACTGCCTGACCAGTTCACCACTTCCGGCCTCTAAGCTGTTTAACTGTTGCGCGGTAAGCGTTACCTTTTGTTTTAAAATGGTTTGGTTCTTATTAAGCTTCGTAGGGATCGCTTCATCTCCTGCTTTATACAACCTGCCCAATTCATCCACCACTTTATTGCTTACTGGGGTTTTTGAGTTAAAGAGATCGAAAAATGCATTTAATCCAGTTGGTTCTTGTTTGACTACATTACCTAAAACATCCCGCTTTGGTATCAGGGTATTTCTTAATCCGGGTATTCCTGATTTAACATAATCTAAAGTGCTGTTGTTTTCTCTAGCGTATGGGTCGAGAGCCTTAGAAGTATCTTTTATAATGTTTGGAATGAGTGAAGCTGTTTGATTCCCAACGTATGATTTGCCGTATCTAGCAGGGTCAGTTAAGGCGTTTAAAGGCTGTTGAACACCTGATAAAAAGGTTTGATTTAGCTGGTCTTTCCCCAATCCAAACGCATAATTGCCAATCGAACCTTCAGGGCTACTCATCTCTTCTTTGTATTTAGCGCCTGCCAGTATAACTAAGGTTTGTGGTCCAACTGAATTGATCGAGCGCCATTTCCCACCAACTAATACTGAATTGGCTTGTTTACCTTGAGCCTGCCATAAATCAGCTTCTTTGGCGTCTTTGGGTTGTCCGGTCATTACCCCTTTACTCATCAAGTAAGATCCTAAGCCAAATAAGCCGGTTCCCATCACCCCTCGTCCTATTTCCTGAGCTGCCTGTCGTTGTAGTTCAGGAACATTACCCACCATTACCCGCCCCATGTTCGTAATCCCTTTTACTAAACCGATGGGTGAATAATCAATCGTTTTCCCAATAATAGATGATGGGACTCCAGTAAAAGGCGCTACTACTTCGGTTGGCAGATTTGTATACCAATTTTGTCTTGACCATCGTTTAATTGAGTTAGCCAGGCCTGATATTTTATTCTGATCTTTGAAAGTGGCGTAGCTGGCATCTTTGATAGCCGTAGTTAGCATGTTTTCAGTAGGATTATTTACCAGGTTTTCAATAAACGCTTTATTACCCTGCTTACCAGCATTAATAGCCTCTGCCCCTGCCTGATCATATAAAGAACGAGCAAGTGCTGCGTTATAAAATGGCTTGTCTTCAGCTCCAAGCGTCCTAAATACAGCATCTGTATATTTCTTTAGCGCTTGTTCTACGGGGTGCTTACCCCAATTGATCTGATGCAGGTCGAATTTGTTAATCGTTTCTTCTGGGTCAAAACCTAACTTAACTATATCAGAGGCTGCTTGTATGCCTTTTTTCGTTCCCTGTCCGGTTCCTTGCATAGTGGCGGTAACGGTTCTTTGTCCTGTTTTTAAAGACATGAGCTTATCCGCAGCTACCGCAATCGGATCTTTTATTGTTTCTGCTCCCGCCATGATCGTGTTACCTACTAAATTTCGCTCATGGGTTCTAAGTGAAGTTAATAAACCAGCTTTCCATACTGTGATAACTTTATCGGTCAGGCTTGAAGGAATAAAGCTATTAATCGTGTTTTCCAGTTGGCTGATGGCGATATTCTTTTCTCTACCAGTTGCCATTTGACGGATGGCGTTGACTTGATCGGCTATTAACTTAGTCTGCTCACCGGATAACTGGGGTATTTTTGCAGAGTGTGTAGCGTTGTAGCGGTTAATCTTTCCGGCTGCTGAGAGTGCAATCGCTTCTGGTGACATCTTATCCAAGAGTGAGAAGGCCTGCACACCCCGACCTAATTCAGTCGCATGTTCAGCCAGGTTATTGTATAGTGATGCAGCTGCGTTATGGTCGCCGGCTTTATCTAAGTTAATCGCCTGTTGAATCGTAGCCGCCACTTTTTTATCCAGGTTGCTGGTATTTTTAAAGTCGATCGTGGCCCCATCTTGAAGTAAAGCCTCTGCCTCACCCATGAGCTTTGTGTTTGGTTTTACAACATACTTACCTGCTACCGCTACCTTAGTAGGCTCAGCAACATTACTAGCCTCTTGAACAGAGGTAACTAAACCGCGTTCCTTCATCACTTTAGGCTCTAAGCCTTCCCTAGCATTTCGAGACTGTAAGCCTGCCACCAACTTCCATTTACCCGTGTAGTTATCTGCTGACTGTAGTGATAAATCAATTAAATTCTTAAGCTGTTTGTTGGTCATGTTGCCTACATGATTTTTACCAAAGGCTTCTTCTGCTACTGTTTGGGCGTAATCAGCCACTAAACCTAAGTTCTTTCTGTTTGCCCCTGGGTTATCCTCAACCATCTGCGCAAATTTACCCAATATTGTTCGTGCCTCTTGTGGCAGACTTTTAAAATAACTTAGTTGATTTTTGTTTAAAGCAAAGTTTTCTTTTCCTGCACCAATACCGCTACTCATAGAGCCGACATTAGCAAGCTGTTTTGTCAGATAGTTTTTCTCATCCTGATTATATGAAGACCATTTATTATTAAACACTCCTAAATCTGCGCCTGGGTTTCCCTTCTGAATCAGCCTAGTTTTTAATGACTCGTCTAAGTTTTCCTGTGCTTTATTACCGGCAAGAAGCGAACTATAACGATCCACCAAAGCTTTATTTTTTGAGAGTGTATTTATTGGATTTATTCCCCGTGTCTGTATCCCGGTTTGCACGTTTTGAATACCTTGTTGTATCGGTTTAACGATGTTTTGCTGAATAGCAGGCTGAACATTGGCAGCAATATAGTCTATATTTGCTTTGGCTGTATTCCCAAGATTGGATAATCTTTGTCCCACCGGAGCAATCATCTCTGAGTATTTGCGCTTCAGATCATCGAGAAATGCCACAGTGGCCTCCTAAGTTAGGGATGAGAGTTTATCTTTGTCAGAGTAAATATTCACGGCTTGAGTTTTGTTTTGTGTTGCCCCTGGATTAACCAATGTGTTTGAAAATCCGGTTTGGTCAACAGTGGGTGCAGAATAGCTTTGTAACTGAGCCATTTGAGAGGCTAGTGTTTGTTTCTGCGCTTCGGTCTGCATCTGGTACTGAGCCTGAGCATTTTTAATATCGGCCATGCGTTGAGATAAAGCCGCGTTAGCTGATCTAATCGCATCCGAGCGTTCACGATCAGAGAAACGCAAGTCTGTTTGAATCTGACTGACAAGGTTTAGATAGTTATCTGAGATCTCTTTCGCGGCTAAGGTCAGTTCGCTTGTTTTCTGGTTGAGAAAATCATTTAACTTGTTTACTTGACCCTGGGCGGCAGACACGAAATTAGCCCGTTGTTTGTCAAACTCTTCTAAAGGCCTGGATAACACATCACCCGCAGCCGATGAGTTAAGAATCCCTAAGCCTCTGAGCATGTTGCGGTTCTTACCCTGAGTAGACCTGGCGATATCTCCAGCTTCAGCGATACTCTGATCTCTGGAGGTATTCACATCACCAATCTGGTTATTCACTTGAGAAAGTAAACCTGTTTTCTGGTTTTCAAGGTTAGAGTTGGCATTTTGATATTCAGTTTGCAAGTAACCAAGTTGGTCGTTTGCGAGGGCGGATAGCCGGTCAAATTCAGTGTTTAAAGATGCAATCTCGGCAGCATTAGCATCGGTAGCTGCTCCCTGTTGGCCTGCAAAGGGATCTGATTGTTGAGTTGTACCGCTTAAGGTTCCGGTTGGTTTAGGCTGAGCGGTTGGATATGCTCCTCCAACTTCTGTATTGCTTGTAGATAGTCCAGCAACCTGCCCCGATGTTGGTGATGGTTTGGTAGGTCCAACAAAATCAGTTGGGTAATTATAAGTACTAGGATTTATCTGATAAGCAGGATAAGATCCATAAAGATAGTTACCCTGAACAGTGGGAGTTGGGGTTGGTACTGGTGCAACATTTGGTAAGGTATATGCCATAACTTCCTTTATTACTATTTAAACAATAAAAAAGCCCCCTGGTCGGAGGCCTGCAACTTTATAGTTGATCGGTTGATGCTAGTGTAGTGACTTCATAGATACAGTCAATTATTGAGTGACGTAGTTTTCTTGTTGGCGGTACTTATCACTTCTGGGTTTAGCCGTCATTGCTGCAAGTAATAGGGTAAATCTACCAGATGAGTTATTTTCAAACCGTAAGCCGTAAGCTCTAGCCTCGTTTAATCCTAAATTCTTTAAAGTTCTAAGTAGGTTCTCATCACTGCTGGCCACAGCGCCAGTTCCATACGACTCACCTAATAGGAATCTGCCTAAGACAAAGTGACCAAAGTTAATTGATGGTTGAATGGTGGTTAAGTTGACCGTCTTGGCAGTTGTTACCCCATCCACAATCACCTTTAAAATAATGGTTCCGGTTGGATTTCTCAAGAGTAAGTCAATCATGGAAAGGTTCTTGTAGTGATTGGTACCTGTTTTAAAGCTCTCACTACGTAGCTCAAAGTTAGCGTCAATCTGTGTACCAAAATCATCGGTTCCGGTTAATATTTCCTTGACATAACCGCTTGAATCATCCCCATACAATATGCAGCGTTCACCGGTTGAATCTTTATAAACTGCCCAACAATTGGCCTTAATATTTGTCCAGGTCGGCAACCAACCTAACCGTTGGCGATCATAAACCATCGCTTTATTGTTAGTGGTAGAGCCTTGCTCAGTGTAAGAAAAGATCACCAGGTTTTGCCCGTTCTTCTTAGCGTACACGGCTGAGATATTCTGAATATAGGCTGGGTCAATGGTTTCATAGGTGGGACGGATAGGGACAGATAGTTCATTAGTACGCAGCACATCAAAGGCAAAGCCGGCCTCATTCCCCATGGTGTACACCCCATCCTCACCCGCAAAAAAGATATCATTCTCAACCGCCACAATCGAACGAGGCGCGATACAACCAACGGCAGGATTGACCTGCTCTACCTGCGGCAGGCCTGAAGTGGTAAACGCAAACTTGTAGGTCGATCTCTCCTTGAAGATGATAAGTGAGTCTTTAAATACAATCATGCCGGTTATCTTCTGGCCGTCATTCTTGGAGATATCAATAAACCCACCACCACCACCAACGGTAAAGTCATTAATCTTATCCCCACCACCTGAGTAATAGAGCCGGGATGGATTGGCCGTGTCTCCAGCCACAAAGAGAGAATCTTTATAGACAGATAAGAGGTTGCCTTTTTGCCCACCAGTTGAGTTACCTTCAGGTGGAATGATTGCTTCATTGGGGGTAACACTTGCTTTATCGATATACGAGACAGATCCATTACCTTCAAGATAAAGCATAAAGTACCAGGCGCCATCTTTGCGGCCATACAGGTTATAGCCAATTGCGCTGGCCACTGCTGACCAAGATATAGTCATGTAATTTGAAGAATCGAGAGAGGATTGATTTAAAGTTGTTGATCCGGCTGCGGATGGGGTAGTCTCACCGTTAGCAGTCACCGCACATATCTTATAGGAAAAGGTATAAGTCCCGCCTGTCCCTGTTCGGGTAACGGTAGGTGCTGTTGGGGCTGATATTTCTGTAAAGGTTTGGATAGCTGAGCCGTCATAGTAGGATAGATTATCAGTGGCATTACCTAAGTAAAGCCGGTCATAGGCCATGACCCCGTTAGCGTTTAAATTAGAAGTATAAGTAGCGCCGGTGATGTTCGACCATGAGCCTGCGTTGTAATACTGTAAGTTTGTGCCACTCATGCGAACAAGTTTCTTTGTGCTATCAGATTTGTAGTATGGGTATAAACCAACTACTTTAGTACCTGACTCAGATCCATAATAAGCCTGGCCGTCACGCGGACATTGGATCTTGCCATCCTCAACTAATTGAATGTCGTTACCATCCACAAGTTCTGTGGGTTTTACCTGGGTTTTTGAAACAAGTTTATTAATCGTTTTCCACGATTCATAGCGCGATTCTAAGAGCTTCTTTTTGGTACGTCTGACTTGAAACTGTCTCATTAATAGCTCCCGATTCCTCTATCTTTGCCCATGTTTTCAATGGCTTCAAACTTTATCAGTTGATTAACACCAGGTGCGTTATCCTGACCCATTGCTTCACTGATAATTTGCTCGCCCATGTTGCGCTGCTCGGCGGCATTTTCTGGTTCGTCCTCTGCCTCGTAGATATCACCCAAGGTAAGACGGGCTAAGGCTTCATCATCAGGGAAGTACACATAGTCAGCGGTTGTGGTGCGTTTTGGTGGAATCCAAAAATACGAATAGGTAATGGTTACGCCAGTTTCAGGGGCTGGGTTTAAATGCATTTTCCACAGTTTATTAGCGGCATCGTACCAGACATAACAGACTTTATTAGCATTGCTCTGGTTGTATAGTTCTTTAAACTTGTGATAATCAATGATCGCGTATTGTTTATCTGCGGTTGTCCCACCCACAAAGACTTCTGATAGCCCATTTAATCTCATGGGGTTGGTTGTAGATCCTACCGTGTAATCGGCTGTCCCATCTCCGGTAGCGGTTTGATTTGGAAGGATAAAAAGCTTCCACAGTTTGCGCTTGGCTAGTGAGCGTTCACGAAATGACAGAAAGCGTAGCCGTTTGGCTGAAGTATCAGTTTGAGATTCTCCCTTTAAATCTGAAATCATTTCAAGAAGATTAGCGACAGTGTCTTCGTATAGCGTCATAGTTCCCCATGTAAAAAGGCCACCGGTTAAAGTGGCCTGCTTGATATTTCAAGTGTAGCTTGACACCTATATTAGGTAGATTTGAGTTACAGTCAATTTAGAGCTTCGTGTACTGGTTGCCGGTGATATGCATTGCAGGCTTTCCATCCACAAAGATTAAGAATGGGTAATCGGTAAATGTATCGCGAACAGAAACATTGACGGGTCCAGACCTGGCAGTAGTAATGGATTCAGTAGCGGTTAAGCTGTCGGTTATATCTACGGATAAAGCGCTAAACGTTGATATTGTTTCTTGGGTGGTGGTGGTATCGGCTACACTTGCCTGAGCATCTCCACCAATTGCGCTTACCTGATCATCTAACGTTGCTGTATCGGTTACGGTAACATCTGCATTAATGGTATATGTAACTTCTTCAACACTTACAGAATCACTTAACGTGGTTGTGTCGGCAACTGAAGCAATTCCATTACCACCCTTAATACTAATCGTTTCCAAAATGGTGGAAGTGTCTGATGTGGTTGCAAAGTTGTCCCCAGATGAGCTAACCAACACCTGATCTGAAACAGTTGAGGTATCGGCTATGCTGGCGATTGCGTTGCCTGCTTTGGAAGTAATTGATTCCGCAATCGTGGTGATATTGATCACACTCGCAACTGCATCGCCAACCTTGGCGCTGATAGTTTCAGTTGTAGAAGAAGTATCAGCCACACCCGCCAAAGCATTTCCCGCTTTTGAAGTGATGGTTTCAGACATGGTGGCAGTATCTGCAATATTTCCTTTGGCTCCACCACCTACCGTACTAAGTGACTCTGTCGCAGTGGTAATATCGCTAATACTGGCGACTGCATTACCTGCTCGTGAGGTAATTACCTCACTTGCAGTAGAAGTATCAGAGCCGTTTGCCTGGGCATTACCTGCTTTACTAGTGATAAGCTCTGAAGCTGTCGAGTTATCACTAACAAATGCTTGAGCGTTTCCAGACCTTGATGTGATTAATTCGCTAGCGGTGCTGGTATCTTGAATGTTGGCGTTTAAATTAGATATGGTTGTGATTGAATCAGCCAACGTGGAAGTTTCAGATACAGACACATTATTGTTGATGACGGTTTCCGCTAGTGAAATTACTGGTGTATCAGTGATGGTGGCCATATCACTAACCAAGGTTGAGCCGCCACTAGCAATAATAGAGATTAAATCAGCAAGGGTTGAGGTATCACTTACTGACGCTTTACCGCCACTCCCAACTGTAGTGATGGTATCTGCCAAAGTTGATGTATCTGCCACTGAAGAAACTGCATTACCCGCCTTAGAGCTGATCGCATCCGTTAGGGTTGAGGTGTCTGAAGCGCTAGCCAAAGCATTACCAGATTTTGAGGTGATTGTGTCGGCCAAGGTGGAAGTATCTGAAGCCGTGACGTTGTTTGGATCAGCAGGAGTTTTTGAGATAGTGATTGCATCTGTCAGAGTAGAAGTGTCTGAGGTAGAAGCGTTTTGATTGCTACCAGCACTTACCACAAAACTCTCATAACCGCTACCCGCTCCAGTACTCCAGTCTCCCCAGGTATTAGAACCAGATGGGTCAATACCACGAACCCGCCAGTAATAAGTACCTGCGGATAATGCAGATTGAACCGTATAGGTAACAGCCGTAGCTGAAGGATAAATCCCATCAGCATCGGCGGAAAAACCAGTAAGGTTAGTAGAGAGGGCGTTTATTAAAACTCCCGTACTAAAATAGGCGATACCTAGAGAAAAATATGTTGCTGAATTTGATGATGTTGCTGTTATGGCGTGAGTTTCATCGGTTGAAATTAACCGATCCTGGCATATAAAAGCCTCATAATTAAGATTATCAGTCTGTTGATAAACCGATACATCTGACAAGCTAGAAAAACTTACCGTTCCACCATAATTAAGATTAGTCATGAAACCAATCATCATGCCATATTGATGACCAGTGATGTTTCCAGTTGTCAAGGATGTTCCTGTTGCAGTGTTAGTTACCCCAGATCCATCTGGTGAAAACTGACCCACATACTCATTAGCTGATCCAGTCATATATTCGGCAGAGGAAGAACTAATCGATATCACCAAACTACCAGAACCAGTTATAACAATTCTGTTAATTTCCATTCTAAAATAAGCACCACCACCATCGGTTCCCGCATAAACTGCATCCATTGAAGCAGAATTTATTGTGGCGGTACCTGAAGATTTAGTAATAGAAAAATCTCCTGGTGCTGCTGCTGCCCTATATGCCATACAGCAAACAACAATCGTATTACCAATAGTCACATCATTTGGCATGGTTAGTGTTACGGTTGATGTGGCCGTGGCTGATCCATTATTTTGTGAAGAAACCCGAGTTATAACAGCACTGTTAAATGTATTAAGTGAGTCTACCTGCACCTGATAACTTACCGGGTCAGCGTTGACGTCAGTTCCAGTAAAAGTTAAGGTGGGCGTAGTGTCTGTAACTGTTTCCCCTGCGGTCGGATCAGTTAGGGATACAGTTGGGTTTGTAGAAATTATGGTTATACTTGGTACATCTGCTGCGGTACATGTATCACTAGTTGAAGGAAAGTTGGCGAATGTTGATTTGAATGTTGCCGCTAAAGCGCTACAGACCGCAGAAGCATAAGTCCAAGTGATGGTGGCGGTTGTGCCAGATGTTGCAGCGGTAGCACAAGATGCCGTCTGGCTTCCCATATCCACCTCAGAGCCGGATATTTCCGTACCTGCTGTGACACTAAGCGAAGCTGGAGTTCCACCTACCGCTACCGCTCCACCCACCGCATAAGACCCAGAAGCTGCCGGACTAACCACCGCAGATGCTGATCCCGTACCAGTTCCAGTATCATAACTATCATATCTAATACCGTTTGTTGCTGTTGAATCAATCAAACCTATAGCTGTAGCTTGGACATCGGTACAAGTTCCCCCCATCGTAACCGCTACGTTAGCAGTCGTAATGTCTGGATTTACTAAGTACCAAATATCTTGGAAGTCAAGCCCAACCCGATACCTACCGGGTGGAATTTGAGTTAGAGAAACAGAATTAAAGGTAACTGATGATACTGCCGCATCGGTAGGCACTGAATCATAACCAGTAATCACTACTACTAAACATTTAGTATTTGCGGCGGTAGTAGCTGAAAAGCTAAAACTACTAACGCTTGCTTTATTCCCAGAGTTATAGCCAGTACCTAATGTTATTGCCATAAAAAAAGCCTAGCGTTACCGCAAGGCTTCCTTAGTTGGTAGGCGTTCACCTATGGATATTTCCAAGGTAGGAGGCCCACGATTAATAATTTTAGTAAGCGCCAGAGTTAAGGGTGTTTCATCGCTAGAATTAAACCAGCGTTTGATTTCTGCTACCACAAATTCTACCGCTTCCTCGTAAGAGTCTACGGTGTGACAGACTTCATTTATTTTTATTTCTAACATATTCTTGTGGTACACCACCGAGAGGGAATTGTCTACCCTGTTCATCAATGTGGGTACAAAATAAATTAGTATCGACTAAATACGGGTATTCCATCTTGGCAAACTTTTTCCAGCCTGCTTTTTCAAGATAGTTACCTTTTATTACCCTGGAACAAAATTCCAAATCTGATGTCCCCATTTCGCCCATCATCACGTTTAATTCTGGTTTGTAAACGATTCTGGCCGGCTCTTCAAAGACTCTCCGTACAATCCTTCCACCCACCTCATACTCTGGTGAATCTTCCCAGACTGCTTTTATAAGTGAAGCATGAAATAGAACACAGCCAGTAGGAATACCATCTACATAAAATTTATCGCCCATCTTCCAGTCTTTAAAGTATGAGTTACCTCGACCACGGTAAACAATCGGTTCGGGTGGGTCTGACTTAGTAAAATAAAGGCCAGATACTACTGGGTGTGACTTCTTCAGCATGTATTGGTTGATCTGTATAAAAGCATCCATAGGGATGACGTTATCTTGCTCTACCAGCCATAACCACTCAAAGCCCTCTCTAACTAGGCGGTCACAAATAACATTCTGAGCATCCGATACTTGGAAACGTAAGGGCATTGAAGCGTTGATAAACTCTTTATGGTCTGATAAAGACCAGTTAGTAGGGATAATCTGGTTGTATCGCCTGTCGCACCACTCAATTCTCACCAATCCGGTAACGGGTGTCCCTACTAATACTCTTTGTTTCCAGGCTCCATGATTTTCGACAATGGTTTCTTTGGGTTTAATAGTTTTCATTTTTCTACCTCAATATACAGTGTGTCATTACGCAAGACCCTTTTGTTTTCTGGGTATTTGATAAATGACTTGTGTACTTTTAATTGAAACTTATCCTCAAACTTAGTCGCTTTTGATCCTGCTCGGTGCAGGCCGATAAAGCCTTTAGTAAATCCAGCTTGGACAATAATCCAGTTCATCGAATTTACGTTTAAAGGAATCTTGTGTGATTCACCCTCATGTGCCTGGTTGCCGTAGATTGTCTCAGCTACCTGAAACCATCGTTTAGGATCAAAATCAGGCCAGGTCAGAAGGTTCAACCAATCTAACATCAGGCCATCAAACGATGGGGCTGAGGCTAGTAGTTTAGCGCCTGGTTTTAATACCCGCCTAATCTCTACCAGAGCTGGGATAATCTCATGAATGCCTAGATGCTCTAAAACTTCGTGGGCTTCGGCATGATCGGCATAGTTATCAGGAAACGGCAGCTTTAAGATATCAGCCTGCACAAAGGTTGCTCCATCCTCAAAGATAGCGTTTTTACAGCCTCCAAGATGATTTTTTAACTCATCCTCAGTGAAAAACTTATCCACATTGATCCAGTCTGAAGCGCAATAAATACCACAACCCAAATTAAGCTTGACCATATGATGTGTCCTCTCTACGCTTTTCAAGCAATACTTCCATTAAGCCATTTACCTGAAAGCTCATATGGCAGATCTTCCATGGCTTGGGTTTGTAGATCTTGTATAGGTATTTACCTGCGATACCTTCCAGAGGGTCAAAATGAGCAAATGTGGCCTCATTCATTGGGTTGACGTTTAGTGGGTCTTGGTAAAACAGGTAGGAGTTAGGATAAGCAGCAGATACCATGAATTGACCTTCTGGTTTTAATACACGCCAGACTTCATTCATAAATTGAAAGATTTTTTTTCTGGGAACCTTGGTAATAACCTGATCTGCTCTAACGAGAGAAAAGGTATTATCAGGAAATATCCAGGGTAATTTGTTAAAGTGCCAAGCAACATCTACGTTGTCCTCACCTCGTGAATCCATGGTTAGGAAGCCTTTTTGAGGGTTTAATTTCCCCTCTATGTCGAGGTTAACGAAAGATTTGTCTTTCAATAGTTTTTTAATATCCATAAATTTTTAATTCAATGTAGCCGTAAACGAGACCGTAAACGGCTACACAGAATTGGTCTCGTTTAATTGTTAAATCCTACGTGGTCGGGAATTGGATATCGTAGGTGAGGTTTACAGCTTGATTAGTAGCTAAGGTACTTGATGCAAACGTATTTCCCGCAAACATGGTTCCTGCGCCAGTGGTAGAGACGGCAAATAAGCCGACATTACCAACGGTGGTGGATGCTAGTACATTACTTTGTAATGAGCCAGTAAAGCGTAGCGTTCTTGAAGCTGATACAGCACCAGCAACAGCGAAACGACCAGCCGCAACTGCCACTTCAGCAGGTAATGAGGTCATGGTTGAGGCCACAGTACCACCAGAACCTAAAGCAGCACTAGATACTAATGAACCACCACCAGTCATTTTCTCAACAATAAATTGCTGAGCGCCAGCGTTGGTGATCATGTTTTTGTGCCAGCCGGAATCTCCAACTACTTTCACTTGACCCTCTTTGGTTGGTTCAGTGATTTGTAAGCGGAAAAACCCTCCATATCCTTGTTTATCATGTAGCATATTATTCACCCCCTAACTGTATGAATAGGTTAATATAGTCGGATCTGTCGCGATATTGTTATAAATTAAATCAGCGTCGGCATACATTTTATTGCCGGTAGCATCAATGCGGTATATTTTCCATGACGCTTCACTTTCTGCTGTTCCCACTCTAGCCTTGCAGATATAAGTATATGTGCCGTCATTGACGATTTTAATTTGCAGGTCATCGGCTTCCTGCTTAACTAATCCCTTACCATCAAAACCAACACCTTCAGTCATGTTCATCTGAAGATCTTTATCAAAGGATGCATTACCCATGTGGGTCAGTGAGTGTTGTTTGTCGGTGTTGTTTATCGCCATACGGAAAAATGCTCCATCTCATCGAGAACGATCTTATTCATGTCTTTACCCGAGGTTGACCGGGCTAGTTTCATAAATATGCGCCGCTTTTCATGGGGATCGTTAACGAAAGAAAGACTTTTCCAGGCTTTCACCACTCCGCCAATCCGTTCTAAGATTACGGACGGGTCAGAAGTATCAGTGAGGCCAAATTCCGCCTTTATATCGTTAAGCGCTTGTTTAAACGCTCCCATCGTTGGGCTGTCGCCTCTGGTTTTAATAATGTCAAATAAATATTGCTTGGTTTCTTTTAAGTTTTCCTGGTCTTCTGGGGGCATGTTCTTAACGGAATCATCGATACCCAGGCTTTCTAACAAGATGTCACTGCCCTGGCTTTCTCTGACTTCAATTGGTTCTAAATCAGCCTCATTGGAAGCTGCCCCGTGAATGTTCTGTTCAGGTTCAGGCAATGATTCCTGTGGTGCGGGTGGAGTGTAGGTTCTAACGACTGGATCGATTGCCATAAAATAACCCACCTTTCGTGGGTCTGCGATTTACTTATCGAATGACTGACCCTATTTAACCTTAGTTTTAGGTACAGTCAACGAATTAAACGCATCAACCCACTGGTATATGTTGTGCTTTAGGTCATAGACCTGCCGTACGTTGGCATAGGCCCCATCAACAATATCTTCGCGGATGTGCTTACAAATAATCATGTTTTTTAAACATGGGTACCACTCTTCAACAGATCGGGCAATCATGCCTCTACGTCTAATGTCAAAATTCTTTACACCATATACTGTCTTGGAGTATACGGATGGTATCTGAGCGATGCCGTACTCAAGATATTTGATGTTTGATTTGCAGCGGTTAAACTCTGTTCGCCTTAAAGGTGCCAGGCCAATATCAAGTCTTAAGCCATGCAAGCGTGACGGCCAGGCCTCAAAGGGTACCCCCAGCATGTATTCCGCTTTTAAACCGGGTAATAGATCTGCTGCTCGCGGTTCACCTAAAAAGACAAAGTCTAAGTTTTTAAATTCTCGACTAATCCTTAATATCGTTGGCGCTATCGAGGCTAAATCGCTAAGATGGGTGATTGATCCAGCCCAACCAATCCGCAGCCGGTCAGAAGTATTGCGCTTTTTGGGTAAGTCCCATACTTCCATATCCATAAAGTTATGTATGACGCGCACTTTTTTATTATATTTTCTGAGCTTATTAGCTAAATATGAATTGGTCGTCGTGACCATATCAGCGATCTTCATGGTGATTTTAATCACGTCAGCCGCGTCACTGATTTCATGCTCGCGTTTATGTGGGTTATCCTCGGCTACTTCGATCTGGTCATCCTGTTCGACTACAATCCTTTTACCCTGCTCTTGTTGGTAAGCATGTAAGAGCGCTATAGCCTGTTTATCTACAATCCCTTGAAGGACAAACACATCACCCCATTGTATGATCTCTTCTGTAATCTGATCTCTCCACACTACAGTCTCAAACCCTTCCCGATTTAAGTATTTAAACGGCGCTTCTATTCGCCAGTGGGCTGAGGCTGACGAGTTGGGGAAGCCGACGATGCGCATACATCCTCCACCAGTTCTGATGCAAAGACAAACTTAGCATCTCGTGGCATTTTCATTAGGTTAATAAAACAGTCTTCTAAGTTGTTTTTGCTGGGTTCGGTCATGTGGCCGTGGAGTTTTAATACAGAAAGATTTGATAAGTGGAATGGTTCATCAATGGAGTGAGTATATTGGTAAATACGTTTGGTCTTCAGCATCTTTGGCTGATTGCGGTCCACTGCTCCCCACCAGCCGTGCTTATCCAGCTCTTTAACCACATCCTCATTCCATAGCCATTGTGGCGCTTTAAAGCCTTTGACATACGGCAGACCCATAAACGCCTCATCGTAGTGATCTAAAATCATCTTCATGGTTTGGCGATCACACTGTTCAAACTCTCTAGGGATATGCATCACACCATGGGGGATCAGCTCCACCCAATCAAGGATGTCTTTTAGCTCTTGCAGCTTCTTTTCTTTCATAAGCCCCATGCCTACATTACGTTCGACCTCGTAATCAAAGGGAATATAGAAAAGCGAGACTTTTAGATCTGGGTAGAACTCTTTGAGCTGCCTTAGTAAGTCGTAGCGGGTACGCAATATTGAGGCATCATCCAAATCAAGGGCTATCGTGGTCATTTCTTGTATCCCACCGCCATAATCACGTATAGATGTTCCATGTCAGGCAGGTATATAAACTGAACCCGATCAAAACCGCATGAATGGTAGAGGTCTTCGACATCATCGTGTGTGAAAAACCACATATGCTCGTCACTGTGGATGTGATCTTCGCAGGGAGTCGTTAAAACAAATTTACCTCTGGGGACCAAGACTCTGTAGGCGTCCAAAAACAGGTCTTTTGGGTTATCCAGGTGCTCTAATACCTCCCCAGAGAAGACAACATTGAAGTAATTGTCGGGTAATTCAGTTTGGTTGCCGATTTTCTGACATAAGTATTTAATATTCGGGTTATATAAGGTGTTGTCTGTACAAACTTGGTTGGAAATGTCTGTACCCCATATTTCACACTTGGGACGCTCTCTAAATACAAGATCGGTAAACTGACCCACACCACAACCCATATCCACGACTTTATCACCCGGCTTGACCTCTTCCATTGCCCGATAAAAGCGCATGGTGGGCTTAATGTACATATCACCCACTAAGGATTGTTGAGTGCCTTGGGCGGCATACTCAGCTCGTTTCTGCTTATCGCCATAAACCATGTTCCAGTATTGTTTACTGTTCAGTTGTTGATTACCGGTTGGTTTCATAGCTGATGACTCTTTCTGTTTTACGACGTTCAAAATAATCTGGATATCGTTTGTGCTGGCCTTCGGTGCCATCCATGTGTTCGCAGTAATAGTTTTCTAAGTAGCCCATCTGATAACCTGTGTTTAATAGGTGGTGAGAGAAAATTAAATCCTGCACTCCATGCAACGTGTCGTCTTCATCCCAGCGAAAGGTGTTATAAGCCTTGGCATCGACAAAGTGACAGATACCGCCTAAGTGTTTGGTCATGCCCATGACTTCATCTTTGATATTCCCGTAAGCAATCCGAGGCGATCCACCTGGGTTATCCTTTAAACCCTGCACGTAGCAGGACATAGCGATCATATGGTTGACTTTCCAGATCTCCACCATCTTGGCTAACCAGCCATCAGTTAAGAAGAGACAATCGTTATCAACCTTGACAATAATGTCGTACTCACCGTGTTCATTAATCATATCGATGGCTTCGTTGGAGGCTTTCGAGATGCCGTGATTGTCAGGATTTGGTAGCAGATCCATAAAGAAATCATTTTTATGTTGGTTAGCGTATTCAAATATCCAAGAAGCCGTGTAGTCTTTTGAGCCATTATCCACAACAAAGTGGTCAAAGGCATACCCGGCAGTCTTGTGCAGGCTTTCAAAGCAGCGCTTGGTGTAGTCTAAGCGGTCATGAGTGAGGGTAAATATCGCTATTTTTGGTGGGGACAACGTCATCAAATAGGGCAAGTGTATCTCCAGCTCGTGTGCATCCCAATCAGGCAGATTAGGTGATACCCCATCATGGGTCTTCATGTAATCAATTTCTTTTTTGGTCTGCTTTTTAATGGATTTAGAATCGGACAGATAGTAATAATCGGTAATGATGAGGGGCACATGCTTTAACCTGTAGCCGGCTTTTGCAATTCTTAACCATAGATTCCAATCAACGTACTTACTGTAGCGCTCATCAAACCCACCCACGGCAAATAAGACCTCGCGCTTGATTAAAATATCTGAGGTGTCAATAAAGTTTTTGTGTAGCAGCATGGTAGGGCTAAACTCTGACCAGTTGCCTAAATGGGGTGGGATATTTTTCACCTTATCAATAATCATCCGGTCCCCGTATACCCCTTCTACATCGTTGGTGGTGATGGCGTTATAAAGAACCTGCAAGTGATCGGGCCTATAGGTATTATCGCTATCCAAAAAGGCAATATATTCACCCGTAGAGGCTTTAATCCCTCGGTTTTTGGGTAGAGTATCGTTGCCAAAGCACCTGGTACGCCTGATGTATTTAATTCGTGGATCGTCAATCCCCTCTACCATCTCTTTGGTGCCGTCATGTGATGCATCATCCACCACAATTAGCTCATAATCGGTAAATGTTTGATTTAAGACGCTCTTAATAGCCGCTTGGCAGGTGTCTTTGCGGCCATGGTGTGTCGTGAGGATAACTGAAATCATTTATTCCTCCACCACGCCAAAGACTTCATCAAAGCGGATCAGTAAGTGGGGGATATTGTTGATCTTAACGTTAAGGCCGGCTGCTTTACGGAATAGGATAGTGTCACCTTCTTTACAAGGTGGATCAACAACTTGCATCATGCCTTGAACAGAAGCGCCCACCCGCACGACCTTAGCCAGGTTTGATTCATACTCAACTGATTCAGGTAAGAAGATTCCCCCCTGTGTCGTTTCTGTTTGTTCAGTTTTAACAACTAGCAATAATCCTGAGGCAGGCTTTAATCCACCCATAAGATATCCCCCTTCACGTAATTCATTGATAATTTTTTGCTCTTGAAGTTGTTGCTCGCGGTTGCGTTCCTTAACCCACTGGGGCTTATCCTTGGACCAGGCTTCCTTGCGCGATTCCTCAAACCTTCTTGCTTTGGCGCTGTTGTTTATCTCGTTTTTGCGTGTCTCATCAAACGCAATACCGGCTTTAAATGCTGTTTGACTATCGGGAGAGTGAAGATCTTTCTCGTACTTGGACCATTCAGGGGTGTATTTAAGTTTGGGCATATAAAAGATGAGCTTTGTTATTATTCTAGCACAAGAAAGCCCCCGATTTCTCGGGGGCAAACTTGACAGTAACAAAAAAATACTAAGCAGTTGTAGAAACGGTGTGGTTCATGTTTACATAGAAAGCACCGTTCAAGGAAGCTGCACCAAAGGTGGTCTTCCAACCGGCAGTCGCTAACTTATCGGTAGGATCTCCAGCACCAGCTGAACCGAAGTCTTTAACATAAGTTTTCAGACTTTGCAGTTCAGTGACACCAAAGGCATCACGACCGAAGAAGGAAGTGACATACAACGAACCGGAAGCAACGACACCAGTTCTAGGTACAGAGGCGTTGGTGGTTGATAAGAAGCGTACACCCATTAGTTTACCGACTTCACCCGATAAGAGTTTGGTCGCATTTTCTGCGGTGTATTTGTTCGCATCCATCCATCCCCCGGTGGTCGTATCAGCTTGCAGATCATACAAAGAATCAGGATGGATCACAGAGACCCAAGAGCCATCTTCTAATTGCATGGTATCAGCTCGTTGTAAGCGACGCACAGCCCTACGCACACCACCAATAGTCATGGTAGCGGTTGCAGGAACTGAGGTCCAAGCAGCGGTAGCAATACCCCCGACAACTGTGTCAAAAGTACCAGAGTTCTGGATTTCTTTTGCGACAATTGTATCAATGGACAGACCAGCATTATAAGCTAACCGTTCCATAGCGGCTTTCATCACATCCCCAAAACTCACGTAGGCGAGAATATCAGAGATAGAGACGGCAGCGTCATATTGAGCGGTAGAGCCGGTCACGTTGGTAGCAGTCATGGAGACGGCGGTAGTTGGCACACCTTCACCTTGACCGGCAGTTACTAATGGGAGATTAACCCATTTGGTCCAGGTAACAACACCAGTACCATAACCACCTTCACCAGATTCAATCTTGCGATTGGTCTGGCCTAATTGTTTGTGAACCAATTTCGATTCGGCAATCCGTAAGAACAATTTGTCATAGTAAGCGCTTTTAATCGCTTTACTAACGGTTGTCGTATTCGACTTGGCTGTTTCAAGAGCCATAAAAGCCTTTAAATTTCAATTACCATTGACCGTTTTGTTTGAGCCATGCTTCCATCTCTTTATCAGACATAGAGTTAAAGTCAGGTTGGGCGCCTGCTCTCGATACAACTCGGTTGGTAATGCCACTGTCACTCTGTTGGACTTTAACAGAGCGTGCCTCGGTTTTGGCTTCTACGATGCGTTTGGTTAGCTTCGCGGCTCGTTGAAGAGCCTGTCTGCCAGCCTGCAAGGGTGTTATCCCTGGGTTTGCTCGTAGTATCTCAAAACCCCATTGGTCTAACTCAGAATCATATTGATCTGAATCTGGGTTAAACTGCGGCAACGCCATCTTCAATTCAAGGACATCAGCTTTATCGATTTTGATTTCAGGCTGTTTAACGGGTTTAGTACCTTTGTTTTGCAAAAGTGCTTCACCTTGAGCTATACGGGCTTTAAACTCCGCTAACTCTCGTTCATTCGCCTTCATCTTTCCATAAATCTTGTCGAACCTCGATTGAGGGACGTACTTTTTACCTGATTCATCCTCTGCGAGTGTTTCTTCCTCAGTCTCTTGAGGCTTGGCGTCCTCTTGATTCTGGGCTGGCGGTGTCTCTACCGGTGCAGATTCTTCCTCAGTCGTTTGGTTTTCAGGGGCTGATGCCTGGACGGGAGTTTCTGACTCTTCCGTAATATTTCCCTCTTCATCAGTTACCTGATGCCCATTAAGGGAAGCAGCTAATTGAGCCATCATGTCTTCTGACATAATGTCCTTTCTTGCATGGTTTAAATACGTAAACCAAGAAACGGCCAATTAATAACATGCAGCCTTGTGGGGCTGGATCTAGGTTATCCCAGATCTAGCCACGCAAATCTACAATCCGTTCATCAATTACCCGGTAATAGCCAGGTAGTTTAGAACCCCAGGGGCAGTACTTGCACCTGATGGTTCCATCATGGTTGTTAATGTACCCAACATGCTCGATCCAGTTCTTTTTATCGTGTGTCGAACAGATGTTGATGCTGACTGGTAAGGTTTTAAAGGTCTTGGCTCCTTCCCAATAGTCATCACTCGTTGGTGGTAGGTTTGGTACGCTCTCGCTCATCTCTTAATACCTTTAGGTCTGACTCGATTGAGCCAAATAATTTACGTAAACCGATCAACTCATAGCGTTCGTTCTCAAACTCTTCGATCTTCTTCTCATCGTGCAACAGTAAGTTATTCACAAATAGTCTGATGCGGTTCTCATAGTTGGCCCTGATACGTTCAAAGCCTTTGGAGCGTACGATTTCTTCAAACTCAACCCCGCGTTGCATGGTTTCGGTGAGCTGTTCTTGTTGGGCGTCTGTTAGTTCAGGCCTGTCCATTGGCACCTCCTAATATTTGGTTCATATCCGGTAATGGATTTTGTACGGGTGCGCCTAAGGTAGCATCAATCTGCTCCTGGGGTACAGGCATACCGTCCATAGTTTGTTGTGGCGGTTGAATATCAGTTACAGCGTCTTTGCCTTCAATCCCAAGCTGTAACTTATCAAACATCTTCTCAGTTAAGACGGCAAAGTTGGGCATCTTTTGCTGCTGCATCAAGCCTTGCATCCATTGAGGATTCGAGAGCCTGTCAATCGCGGTAAAGAAGTTCTCTTGCATGATCACTGGATCAGTAAGCTGTTCAGATGAGACAGAGGCGATAAAGTCATAATCTCCGGCTACTGATGGTTGGATGTCTTCAGGTAAGAGGTTTAAGAAAGCAAAGTTACCGTCTTTGGATAAGGTAAGCTTTGAAGCTGTCTCTAAGTCACCTGGCACAATGGGCTGACCCATCATGTCAGTCTTGGCAAGATCGGTTTCTTTCTTCAAATAATCAATCTGGTCTTTACCGATAATGCGTAGTTTTTGCGCTTCGGTTGTGTATTGGATGCGTAGGTCTTTCCATTGGTTGGCGATGCGTTGAATGACCATGTGGTTAAAGAGCTGCACCTTTAATTTAAACTGGGCGTTGGCTTCCTGTTGAATTAACCGTGTACCGGTGGCCGTCTTATTGGCTACATTGGCTTCACCGTTAATGCCCATGGTGTAATCAGTGATACCCGTACCATTTTGTAAAGCGCTGGTTAAATAGTTCATGGTTTGCACAAAGGTAGCCCCAGTGACATCGGGAATCGCCACAGGTTCTACAGCGTTCATATCATCCGTGGTGATGATGTTGCCTGGGGCAGAGACTAAGGTGTGTAAATCCACCCCTGAGTTTTTCTTGACCTTCCACATGTTGCGTAACACTAGCTGCACGTTATCCAGTCTCTGGTTTAATACCGCATTAATCGCGCGTTGTACCCGGTCTACGGGTTCAATCTCACCCATGCCGAATAATTCACCTGGATATGGATAATCAACACCATAGATGATGGGGATTTCACCGTGGAAGTAGGGGTTTTCTACTTCGCGGATGATCACATCATGCTCGATGGCATAATCAACCCAGCCAGTATTAGTAAAGCGGCGTAAAATCACCAGTTCCGGTGAGCTTTCGTCCTGACCAATCAGCTCTGAGGTAGACAGCATGATGCGTCTGTGTTCGCGATACTCCATGTGTTCAGGATTCGCATTGCCGGTGGTCTTCTTCTCTTTCTTGTCTTTGATCTTTTGTTCGAGTACGTCCAGGTTTTTATAGTATTCTTCGCCTCTTAAATCATTTTGCTGCTTTAATTCCTCAATCGTCTTGAAAGTACGATAGATAAACCAACGCATGTTGTGAATATTAGTGGCGTTAGGATCAGGGAAGCAGTCATAGATATTTAATGTCTCAAAGTTAGGCCCATCAAACTCAGTCACCATGATCTCTTCGGTGTTTTTAGGTGTCCATACGGTGCGCCCATTGATCTCTTTGGGCACCATGCGCCGTTTAGATTTCTCTCTAAAGTCCCAGTAGGTGCGCCCAAAGGATGTTCCAAAGATCAACATGGATTTAACAAACTCAACCACCTTCGGGAACATTTCAGCTCTTCGCCAGTCATACTTCATGAGTGCATTTAATATCTGCGAGGTGGCTACATCCCCTGATTCAGTCGGGTAGAACGAGCCAGTCGGTTCATTAGCTACCATTCTGGGCGTGACCGTCTCAATGACTCTAAAGACTCTGGGGTCAAAGACACGGGCATTGTGGGGGTAATTAGTCTTGTCGATGTAAGTACGGTAAAGCTCTTCTTGTTGGTTCATCCTCTCGTGGATGCTGTCTAGGTAACGCTTGGAGAATGTAAACTGTTCATGAATCTCTGACTTTAAATCGGCTTCTGCTTGTGTTTTACTCATAAAAAAAGGACGCTTTTAAATGCGTCCTGCCTACTAATTAGTGGATCAGACTTTGATGTCATTTAACACTAGAAATAGATACAGTCAACCTAACGCTTCTCTTTTAGCCAGGTTCCCCCACGGTAAAAGCTAGCCTTATTTACGATCCCAGCTCTAAACTCGACTTTAATATCAATCGTGCCATAGCCATTAGGTGAGTCGGCAATGGCTTTCTGGATCTGGCTATCAATCTCAGCTAGGTAATCCTTCTGTTCGTGCCAGATCTCGGTGTATTGTTCAACAGTGAGCAGGTTGGGCATGGTTTCTCCTAAATTCCTATTACGGAATCGGTTGGTTGATATGTGGGTAGATCTTGTCGGACATCTAAACGTCTTAAGGGTACAAGCTGGTAGAGCTGCCAGGCAATCGCCAGGCTCATGACTAGATCATCGTGGGCGTTTTCTTCGGCTTCTGGCTTACCCTGCTTGTTGATAATAAAGGTGAATAGCTCTTTGACGGTGGGTGGATCATACAGGGTGATAACTTTGCCATTAATCGCGTCTTGTAAGTCTTGCAGCATCTTAGGCCTGGTGGCTGTGTTTGTGTCCCAACCGATCTTGTTGGGGTCGCTATTCTCAGTTGAGCCATAGGTAGGCATGGTAAAGAGCGTGTACTTACCGTTACGGTTTAATCTGCCTAAACGTTCTAGCTCAAACAATCCACCATTCTGGCGCTCATACGCAATCATTGGCTGTAAACCAGTGTCAGTGTAGATCTTCTCCAACTCATCATGAATAAATGGGGTAATTGCCGTGATTGATTTCTGATCGTGTATCACCACGGGTACATCCAAGTGAGTCTTTGAGAGGAATTGGGCTGAGGTGTAGTCAGCACCACCGGCTGAGGTGTCCACCCCGACCACAATAAATTCACCTCGTTGATAGGTTCTATAGCGTCTTAACATGCTTGGTGGCCTCTAAATAATGTTTTAATGCTTCTTTGTCAAAGTAATTCTGTCCCGATGTGATAAACGCCTCTAGTGCAGTCTCAGGATACTCTTGTGGGTATAGTTCTCTTAACTCGCGCTTCTTCTGCTCTAAAAACTCAGGCGTGTAAAAGAGCGAGGCAGAGAAGAACAAGGGATTAAACCCGGTCACGCCCAGTTCTGACTCATCCCAAAACTCTTTAAACTCATTAAAGCCATTAGCGGTAGTCTCAATCACAACCCGACCATCAGGCCTAACCGCTTGTAAGGCAGAAGCTAAGAGCTTGCGAAAATGCTTATAGAACGCTGCTTCGGACATATGCAGGTTTTTAATGGTCTTGGAGCGGCCAAACTCGGTATTCTCTGCGGTGCCAATCTGGTACCGTGAGTTCATCATCTCGTTGACCATCTCATATTTAGAGTTGTACTTTAATGGGATTTTAAAGCCGGTCTTATGCTCATAACTTTTTAAGTAGAATTTAACTTTATCAAGTAAGCCAGTTGCGTTATCAGAGATATCAGCAATAACCACTGAGTGTGAGTTTTGATCTAAGATAAAATCCCCGATATAAATGCCGCCTATAAGTGAGCTAAACCCTTCTTGTCGGGCTTTTAAAAGAATATCTTTGCCGGTTGACTGCTCTACAAACAGCTTTTGTGGTCCGTTGGGGATAAAGTCCACAATCTGTCCCTGCTTATCAATGATCTGCAATCGTTCTTGGATGAACTTTTCGTATGGCTTATATACCGAACTCATCTTTTTCGTTCTTTACAAAGGTATTTACCTGCACATTTACCTGTGATCCATCATTCATCCCGTGGTTAGCTTTTAATAAGAATATCGCCATTGCCTGGTTTACTTCTTTGCCTCCATAAAGGCCGTCATTGATCAATTGATTCTTCTGTTTTTGCTTCAAACTTTTTATTGCAGCGGAAAACTCGGGGTATTTGCCTGCATATATATTAATTTGCTCATCATCAATATCTAGCTTTAATGCCAATCCCTCAATGGTGGGTAGCTCTGTTTGTTCCCTACCACATGAATCTATGTATTCCTTTGCTATCTGAATAAAGCTAGGATCATATTTAGTTGGTGCTCCACCTGGATGTTTGGCAAGTGCTTTAGTCATATCGATCTAAATACATCCCTAAGTCTTCATACTCATTTACTTCTGCGTCGATATCTCTCTCAGGTGGTTCTGGCTCTACTTCAGGAGTTGAATTAGCTAATTGATTTAAAGTCTCATGCACCGCAGTACTGGCAAGCACTAAATAAACCTCGTGGCCGGTTTTTTCCTCGCATGGCTGGTGTCTGAGTCGTGGATCTTCTTTAATCCCCATCCGAACATTTAAACCACATTCGGGACAATGCCACTTAGTCAGTGATGATCTACCTTTTCGCTCTATACCTTTAAACCTTAAAATAAAGTCCCACCAATCTTCACTGATCTTGATACCTGAATAATCAAATGGAGATTGTAACGGGATGCCCCATACTTTCAACAATACCCCAACTGGTGAATTTGGATCGTCACAGGGTCGATCATGGGCGCCTTGTGAGTTGCAATGAATCCCTAATGGTGACAATACCACATCTCTAAAATAATCGCCGTGGGGTGGGGTATCTTCAGGTAACTTACCCTGCTTAATCAAGTAATTAACTTTCTCATGAGCAAGTTCGTGAGAAATTGTTTCGACTAAAGCAGCCTCACCAAATAACCATACATGCTTGCCTTTTTCTTCTATTACATGGATTTTGTTTAAAGTTAGCTTATCAGATAATCCATAGCCATCCGGCACCAAATGATAGGAAGCCAGGTATCGATAATTACGCATGTCCTCAATGGCAACTGGTGGAGTAGGTAAATCAAATTTATTAGTTGGAGTGTAAAAGTCTGGGAAGAATCGCTGTTTAATAACGTCTAATCTGTTGTGCCACAAATTACGAAAGTCTCTGTATTTGTCCTCAACATTAGCCTCAGCAGCTCTCCTAATCGCTTCGGTTGCGTTGGCTGCACCCAATAAATGGATACTTTCTTTCCCCATATTTGGATCTTCCACCCTCGGGCTTCAATTGTCAACCCATCTTCTCTTTAATGGTGGTGAGGGCTTTGTTAAAACCAGCTTTATATCTATTTTTTATGTCATCTTCTTTTTCGTCATAACAAGACATCCACTCCAACTAATCTTTTGTTAGTGGCTTTCTCATCCCCTCTAATTCTTTTAACCACTCATTATCACGGGCTTTGAGGGTAGAGGTGATAACGTCATGTGGGTTAATCCTCATGCAGAACCAAGTACCGTCTTTGTCGGTTTTAAACATTGTTACGGGAAATTGTTCCTCCCACTCTGGTTTTACTGCCTCGTCATAGGCTTGTTTAAGGGATGATTGTGGGCCTTCAAATAAATCAGATCGTTTCATATTTATCCCCTTCTAATATGTTCTGCAATAATATCCTTCAGTGGTTTTGCATCTTCTAACATCTGGACTTGTTTTCTAATTCGTTCTTCTGAGTCTTCGTCTATTGGCAATTCACCATAAAGTGATTTATAAAGCTGGTTTTCTCCATAAATTTTAACTATATTGGCAAAAAAGTCCCTGGCTTTTCTTATATCGTCATCCTTTGTCAGCTTTTTATTGTTAGTTGTCATGTTGGTTGTCATATCGCCTCACGATGGGATAAATAAACAAATTCTTTTTCTACCACCATAGGGACTATTACAAACTCTCCAGATATAGAGCCATCTTCATGAATATGCTGAATCCATTGATAGGCACAATTTCTACAGCCTTTTCTCCGCAACCAATGCCTATTGCCGTCCTTTTTCATGTTGGTTGTCATATTGACTCACTTTCATTTTTACAATCTAATGAACAATACCTCAGCCAATTACTCGGATCATCTTTGACAAATATCCACCCATCGGCTTTAGCTTCGTTTATAAAAGCTCGCCAATCCTCATCTTCTGTTTCAAACTTCTTATCCTGTTCTTGTTGGGTAGTGGTAAAGGTCATAGACTCCTTATCTATTTGTGATTTTTGTTGTTATGTTTTTAAACTTGTTCCACACATAATTACCCTCTTGTAAGTGTTCTAAAATGTGGACGATTCCCATTGCTAAGTATTCTGCATCTTCAATGTCGATAGGTTTAAATCTTAAAGTAAGGCTTGTAGTCGTTGGGATAAGATCTATGTGACTAAGTGAAGCATCCTCGAACCAATCAGGGTTATCCCAAATAAGATCAATTATTCCTTTTTCGTTTGAGTTACACACAAAACAACCGTTATCAGAATGGCCTGTTTCATAGTATGTTTTACCATTATTCAACTGATAACTACCATTAACTCTATATAGAACGGTATCTTTATTAAGATTTCCAAATGGTAAATCTTTAAGTAATCGTTTCTTCATACTTTCCTTTGTAATTTAATTATTAATTCTTCTATTTAATTACTGGTTTCTTGCCATTAATTAGGGGAACGTAGATAAGGAATTTGCCCTTAACTAGTCCGATGGGATATAGTCCCATTTCCCACAATTCAAATATTGGGTGGAATGGTGAAGATGGATATTTTTCTTTGTATGCTTTAATGTCCTCAACAATGATTGATTCGGCATCCCAAGCGGCATCCCGAGCGGCACCACAAGCGGCATCCCGAGCGGCACCCCAAGCCGCATCCCAAGCGGCACCACAAGCGGCATCCCAAGCGGCATCCCGAGCGGCACCCCAAGCCGCATCCCAAGCGGCACCACAAGCGGCACCCCAAGCCGCATCCCAAGCGGCATCCCCAGCGGCATCCCGAGCGGCATCCCGAGCGGCATCCCGAGCGGCATCCCGAGCGGCATCCCAAGCGGCACCCCAATCATTACTTGTTTTTAGATATTTAAAAGAAATTGATGCTTTCTTTAAACCAAATAGATTTAGATTTAACTCAACTTTGGCCTCGATTGCGGTTTTATCAAGATGTGTTTCTGGTTTAAACCATTTAACCTGCTTCACTCTTTCGATAAACTTTTCAACCTTTTTTTGTTTCTCTTTTAAGGATTTCTTATTCTCTGCTGGAGTCATTCCCACAATTTGAGTGAATAGGTAATTTTTAATCTTAGAGTTTTTAACCTCTTGTAGTCTTTTCCACTCATCAGGCACATCTTTCAACCAAGCATAGATTTGTTCGGGTGTTTTTAAATCTGTTTTAACTAGGTTTTTAGCGTTTAAGTTAGCCTTTTTAGGGTCTATCTTGGATACAACACTCTCAGCAAAATCATCATATTTATCCGCTATTAGTTTATTTTCCCACCAATGATACTCAAACTTTCTATAATCATCCTCTTTAATTTTTAGGTTCTCTGCCGCTTGTGAGTGGCTATTGGTACCAGTCCCAAGTAAGGCCCGGTTGTTATCAGCAAAGATTGGACATCCGTCACACATATAATCCTTTCGCCCGTAGGCTAATTATTAATTCTTCTAGTTGTTCGTCTTTATCCATCGCCCACTTGATGAGTAGAGCTAGCTTCTCGCTGTCATTCTTGGCTCTCATGACAGTCTCGTAATCGCTGTTTTTAAGCATTAGGTGGTCTTGATAGTCGGTTCTAAGAAACATAAACTCCTTATAATTCAGCGGTTCCACCTTTTTCAACTTGTCTTTCGTACTCTTCATTAGTGGCTTTCTGCTGCATCCGTAACTGACACTCGCGGCAGATGGTTGCGGTATAGGCTAACATCTCGTTACCGCATAGTTTGCAATACTTCCAGGTTGATTTATGACTTGCTTCGCCTTTCATTGTGCGCCTCCATTGGTAAATCTAGCTTTAGACTTGTAGCAAGCGTTATTACAATATTGTTGCCACCTAAACCCGGATCTTCTAGCAAGAAACTTCTTACCACAACCTTCACAGGTGCGCTCTTTGTGTAGGGGTACTTTCATTTAGACCCCCAGCATGATTTACTAGCGTTCCAAGGATTGGTACCTGACGCATCAAATAAAGCCTTAGCAATTTGGATATTTATATGTTCATTAGTCAGCCAATCCCGCCTCACGCCATGAACCGAGGCCATGATTTGAAAAACGCCCGTTGCAGTACTCTCTTTGTTCTTAGCTCCAGGTTTTAATCCTGACTCACAACGTGCGACTTTAATCATGAGTGAAGCATCTTTGCCAAATACGGCTCTGATCTCTTCTTCTATGCTTTGAGGTAATCGTGGTACTTCCACTAGCTTCTCAACCTCTCGTTCTATCACGGCTAAATCAGAGGCAGGCGAAACAAACGCGGCCTTGGCTTGCAGTTGGTGGTGGATGAGATTAATCGCAAACACTACCAGTAGCGTGAATGTGGTAACTTTGTAAATATCCTTACGGACTTTAATTTGTCGGGATGTCATTGAATACCTCCTCTGCTGCTGGTCTAGCATCACGCAAATATTTTTGTTCTTCTAACCTGGCTATTAATTCGTTGAGCTGGGTTAGGTTCAGCTCGTTAAACTTGCTGACTCCATACCGGGTGATTGCTCGTTGTTTAGCCTTTGTTACATCGTGTTTTAATTCCTTGCACAGATCGACAAACCTACAGGATTGAGCGTATAAATCCTTATTAGCCTTACTGGTGGTGAGTGAAGCTGCTTTCTGTTTTAAATCTTCAAAACCCATAGTTTCCTTTACTGCTGAATCTGATTGATAACTTTGGCTCATGTTGTGGGTGTATTCGTGATACCAGGCTGAGTGAGTCTCAATACCCACCTTTTTAGTCAGGCAATATATATGCTGATTGGCTGAACATAATATATTTCTACCTTTACCCCTAAGCTTGCAGGTACAGCCCCATTTAGACCGGATATGATTAATTGCCCGGTTTTGCTGGGTTTCTGTTTCCCGTTGCAGCTCAAAGACGGATATCCCTGGATGGTTGATAATTAAATCAACCAGGTGTTGTTCTTTAAGGTTCAGTGGTACACCCAATAGTTTCATACTTTCCTTTGTCTGTCCTCTAATATTTGATTTTTAAATTGAAAGGGGCCACCTGGCCTCGATGGTAGTAGCCCCTTTCGCTTGCTCTCTCTCAAAAAAGCAGTTAGTGACTGGTGGCGCAGAGCCTCAGTGCGCCGCTCAAAGGTGTCTGAGGTTGCGCGCCATCAATCACGAACCGTTAGTAAATGTGCGTTCAAAACATTCAGTGAGAGAGGCAAGGATTTGACGAGAGGCAGATTGTTCCGAACTGCCTAGTTTTCACAGTCGTTTCAGACTTGCTTTTGATACTCGTTTAGTCACCTTGCATGAGTCGGGTTCAGCGTTTCTATTCCCGGCTGCTCAACCAATGCTGACTTGTGCGTTACTTTTCCGCCACTCTCTCATTCAATGTTCTGTTAAAGTACCTAGTGATCTCTGGGGTGGGGCTATGCTCGTAGCCCCATGTCACAAATCGCTAGTTTATTCCCATGATTGCATTTTAATTAATTGGTCGATGATTTGAGAAGCTTGAGAGGATGATAAGCTCGTGATGTGATCAAAACCAAACTTGGCTTTTACTTCATCTTCCGTAGTTTTTAATCTGCTTATGTTGTAAAAAATCATTCCCCTTTGTTTGTCGGTCAAAGGTGTAAATGATCGCTGCTCTGATGGCTGGGATGGTGCTTGTGCGGGTCTGTTGGGTTGTGGTGTAGGTTGTGATGCTTGTTTCTCTTTACCGTGTGTGTTGGTGGTGTCGGAGTCTTTGGTATCGTCTATGGCAAATAGACCATTTAAAGCGTACTTTCTAGCATAACTGGATGCAGCCCCGGTAACCTGTGCGCCATCCATTCCTTTCTTTGTTTCTTCTTCTCGGGCGTAGGCTGGTATTGATATAGATTCTGAACCTTCCATAATTGTGGCGGTAGCTTTGACATAGTAGCGTGTACCTATTTGGATAATCTCATCTGCTAGTAAGATCACAGCCCCACCAAGTAAGGGTTTGAGAGCGTTTAAAATATCCTCACATGATCGGTATTCATAATTGCCGAAATTGTTTCGTTGGTTCTTGGGGGCTTTTAATTTCTGTTGGATTTCCGATAATTTAGCTTGCAACATAGGTTCTCTTTCTGACATATATTTCCTTATAAACTAATTTAGATAACCTCGCTGCCAATGGCGAATGTGTTTTGGGCTTGTTTTAATTTACTGATTACCCAGGTTAGATCTTCGCCCATGTAAAGTGCAGCTCTCATTTTTAGTAGGGTCATGGGTGAAATACTTGTTAGTAGGGCATTGCCTACTAGGGTCATAAATTCTGGATCTCCACCCTTGCATCGTTTGGCTTCAAAGCGGAATTTTTTAATCTGCTCTGCTGTTGGTTGATGGTTCATTCTTCCCCCCTCATAATGCTTTGAGCTAATAACATGCCGTCACTGATAGCGGCTAGCATATTTGTTTCTATTACTATCTTTCTGATTTTCTCATCTTTGATGGCTGCGGACAGCTTAGCTAATTTGTTATATTTTTCGTGTAATTGTTCGAGGCTCATACACGGACCATTAACCTTTCTTCTACGTGACGGAATCGAGGCCACACGTAGCTAATTTGTAAAGGCAGGTAGCGTCCATGGGTATCACGGTTTTGAACGTGAATCCGTTTAATTTCTTGCTTTTTGGTTGGTTTCTTACTGGTTTTGTGGAAGTCGTGGGAAGAGAGGTAAATGAGAGCCAGGGTGGTGATAATGCTGGCGATTACTTCGATCATATTTCCCTTGTTTTATTTAGTAACAAGGTTATCATCTCACTTATTTGGGTAATGTCAACACGCAGTTACATGATGTGTGTCTGTTTGAGGTTTAGAGTTTTTGATGATAAAAAATATCCGGCTGGCGCTGATACGGTACTTAAGTACCATCTCCATTAGGCTTAGTTTCTTGTAATCTCTGAGAATGGCGTTGTTGCGCTCTGCCTTAGTGTTTTTTTGATATAACAGTTTGCGTTTCTCGCTCCAATAGTTTCCTTTTGTACGTTTCATGAATCCCCCTATAGGTAATGGCGATATTTTAAGTAACAGATTGACCAATGTCAATGTATAATAATATATAGGACGGATGATCTAGGAAGGTGCAAGATGGCTACAAAACGGCGTGTAAATGGTGATGGTTCCCTGTTCTGGTCTGAATCTGAAAAGGTTTGGATTGGGCAAATCCTGCTGCCTGATGGTAAGAGGAAGCGCAAGCGCAACAAGCTCCAGCGTGTAGTCAAAGCCTGGTTAGATGAGCAAAAGGAACAGATTAAAACCGGGTCATGGGTATCGGATGAATCAACCAAGTATGGTGATTTTCTTGACCGTTATATGTCAGAAATTGCCGCCCACACCCTCAAACCAAAGACTCTGGAAAACTACTACTTCATCATCAAGAACCACATCAAGCCGGAATTAGGTGATATGAAGCTGTCTGCAATCCGGCCTGAGCATCTGCAATCTTTATATGCCTCTAGGCTGTCAAGAGGCCTCTCAAAGCACACAGTGGTGTATATCCACTCCGTGATACATAAAACCCTGGAAACAGCCCTCAAATGGGGTCTGGTGGGTCGTAATGTGGCCGATGCGGTCAATGTACCCCGACCAGAAAAGAATGAGATACACCCCTTATCAGTGGATGAGGTTAAGAGGCTCTTAACAGTCTTAGAGGGTGACAGACTGTATGCTTATTATGTGCTCATGTCTACTTCTGGCATCAGAAAAGGGGAGTGCTTAGGTATCCAGAAAGAGGATTTAAACCTCAATCAAGGCACCATGATCATTCGCCACTCAATCTCACAGGTGAGAGGTAAGGGCATGATCTTGCAAGATCCAAAAAGCGAAAAGTCACGCCGGGAGCTGGCTTTGCCTCCGTTTACAGTCAAGGTGCTGCGGGAACATCTCGAAAAACACCCGACCACGTGCGGTTATGTGTTCGCTACTTCCAACAATACGCCATTTTCACCCCGAAATATCCTGAGACATTTCAAATCCAAGCTAAAAGAGGTAGGCTTGCCCGAGGGAACGCGGATACACGACTTACGACATTCCTTTATCAGCTGGCTGTTAGCGTCTGGAGTCCCACCCAAAGATGTCCAAGTTATTGCTGGCCATGCACAATTTAATACCACGATGGATATTTATGGCCATGTGATGCCGGGTGCAAACAAGGAAGCAGCCAAAAAGATCGAGGGAATGTTTGGATAGTATCAATTCTGTATCAGATGGATAAAACACAGTAGATACATTGGAGAGAATGTACAAGCAAACCTCTTAATAGGGGTCTTAAAAACCAAATATATTGGTCGTATTTGACACAGTAGACAGAATGTATGCGGAATATTCAATATAGATTGATGCAACCACATTCCTGTGGATGAGGAGGTTGTGGGTTCGAAACCGACTAGGCACCCCAACATTTAGGGGTACGTAAGGAAAGGCGACCAATATCTAAGGATACTGGTCGTTTTTCGTTTTAATCCGTATCAGTTTTGTATCAGATGGAGGAAAGCATGGGTACAAAGCGCTGTTCTAAGTGTGGACTCTTAAAAGATGAGTCCGAATTTCCCTGGCATTTCGTAGGTCTTAAGAGGCACTCTGCCTGTTCAGAGTGCAGGAAAATATACCAGACTGATTACTACCAGCGGAAAAAGGATGATTTCATAGAGAAAAGGAAAAACTGGATTGTAGATGCTCGGGAAGCAGCCAGGCATTATGTCTATTCCTACTTACAAACCCATCCATGCGAAATGTGTGGGGAATCTGACCCTGCTGTTTTGACCTTCCACCATGTCCGAGGTAAGAAGAAGATGAATCTATCGCAGATGGTGAATCAAGGCTATTCCATTGAGGCATTGCAAGAAGAGATAGATAAGTGCCAGGTGTTATGCGCTAATGACCATATGAGAGTGGAAAAGGGAAAACGGGGGACTATTTACTGGCTTTTATAAATTCAGCCAATATTTAGCTCTTTTGTTCTGCTTCTAGAGTATAATTATTCAATCTTCTTGACCATGGTGTGTGCTGCTTGGACACTCTTCTTATCCAACCCATTCCCTATCAAGGTTCAAAACGAAATTTGGCTAAGTACATCTTGTCGTACTTTCCCAAACGAATTGTGAACCTCTATGAGCCATTTGTTGGAAGCGGAGCCATCACCTTGGCCTCTGCCTACCATCAAAGGGCTACTCATTACTATCTGAATGATTTAAACGCACCATTGATGACTCTATGGGACTGGATGATTAACTATCCTGATGAATTGTCGGATGGTTATGAACAGCTATGGAACGAACAACTACCCAATCCAAAATTGTTTTATAGTCAAGTCAGAGAAAGGTTTAACACTTCCTTTGAAGCTTGCGACTTCCTGTATCTGCTTGCCAGAGGGGTAAAGGGAGCGATTCGCTATAACTCATCCGGTCAGTATAACCAAAGCCCAGATAACAGACGGTTAGGGAAAAGGCCAGAAACCATGAGGCAAGATATTCAAGCGGTTTCGGGCTGGCTTAGTGGAAGATCTACGCTCACAGCCGTAGACTATCGGCTAGCCACTCAACAAGCCACGCCTAATGATTTGGTTTACCTGGACCCACCATATCAGGGTACATGTACTGGCCGGGACAACCGTTATTATTCCGGCATTAAATTTGATGATTTGGTGGAATACCTGGAAGATTTAAACAATAGATTGGTTCCATGGATACTTTCATACGATGGCACAACGGGGGAAAAAACCTACGGCAAGGAATTGCCTAAAGAAGTTCATGGATATCACCTGCTGATCAATGCCGGTCGGTCATCGCAGGATACTTTAAATGGCGGTAATGCCATAACTTACGAATCTGTATACCTATCTGAGATTTTAAAGTCACAAATTGATATGTCACCTCAGGAGAACAAGGGTAAAATCAAAATATCCCAACCCTCTCTCCTGTAGGTGGTCATGACAGATATCATTGATGAAGTAAAACGTCTTTTGCCATCAATAACAAATAAACGGGCAAGAATTGTTATTAACCACATCCTAGAACATGGACAAATAACTACCGAGGATCTTTTAAATTACGGCTACAAACACGCTCCTAGAGCTGCTAGAGATGTGCGTGAAGCAGGTATTCCCTTAACTACATTTAATGCCAAAGACAAAGACGGTAAAAACATTGCCGCCTATAAATTTGCCGATATAAGTGCAATTCAAGAGGGTAGACTTGCCGGACGGTCTACCTTCCCGAAAGCGTTTAAATCTTCCCTTTACATTCTTCATAAGGGAAAATGCACCATTTGCAATACTACCTATGAGGAAAGATACCTACAGGTAGATCACCGTGTTCCATATGAGGTTGGTGGCGACGATCCAGGTGGCGTTCTTGATACTAGCAAATTTATGCTTCTGTGCGGTTCGTGTAATCGGGCTAAGAGCTGGTCTTGCGAACATTGTCATAACTGGCAAGCGTACAAAAATGCAGGCGTATGTGCTACCTGCTACTGGGCATATCCTGAATCTTATGGTCACATTGCCACGGTTATGGAACGAAGGCTAGAAGTTACCTGGTTAGCCGATGAAGTTATAAGCTATGAATGGCTGATTCTGGTCGCAAAGGAACAAGGGTTAACTCCGCAAGAAATCATTAAGTTGCTACTGAAAGACCAACAGAAAAAAAACTAGACTCTTTAAATATACCCAAGCATACAAGCGCCTATTGCACATCTTTAATAGTTGTGCTAGTTTGGGTATAGAGAAGAGTTATATAGGGTCGATTTTTTGTACCTACCTCAAATTCAAGTCGACTATAACAACCCCCCAGTTGGTGACTCTTCTCTAAAGACCCGCCAGCTGGGGGATTTTTGTAATTTAAACATATGCCCAATCCACAAATCGAAGACGGTTACACCAAAATAGCCAATGAAATATTGGATGAACTAATGAAAAGACATCTCAGCTCATATGAATGGCGGTGTTTATTGTTTGTCTTAAGGAAAACATATGGGTGGAATAAAAAAGAAGATTGGATCAGTCTTAGCCAGTTTGTTGAAGCAACAGAAATTCAAAGACCTCACGTTTGTAGAGCATTAAAAATGCTATCAAAACAAAATATCATTACCAAAGGGGGCACTATTACCCAGCCACTATATAGCTTTCAAAAATACTCAAGTAAATGGACGGCATTACCAAAGGGGGCACGCAGTCATCACATTACCAAAGGGGGTAATGAGGTGTTACCAAAGGGGGTAATTGGGGTAGTGCCAAAGGGGGCACATACAAAAGAAACAATTACAAAAGAAACTATACAAAAGAAAGAATATATACCCATCACAGAATTAAATGATTTACATTTTCAGCAAATAGCAGACCGTTATAGCGTACCTATTAGCTTTGTAAGATCAAAATATGACGATATGGTTAATTGGCATGAAAGCACCGGAAAGAAAAAAAAGGATTGGATAGCCACCCTTAGAAACTTCGTTAAAAACGATTCATTAAAATTACGAAAGGATGCTTATGGAAAAAGCAATATCGCCTTTATTGAAACCCAATGATTACTTACCGGCCTTTGCCGATAGAATGTCACTTATCCGTGAGTCTAAAAAGTACTCTCAAAATTATGTAGTTTATCGTGTAAATTTAAAGGCCATTGAAATCGACCAGGAAACAAGAAACACTATTTTAGATCTGATGGGCCAAGCAAAAAAATTCGTTCAAATAGATGATTACACCATCATGCTTAATTCTATTTGTGCCATTGAACCGATGCCAGTAAAGCCACAACCGAAGACAGGCCACTATGAAGGCAAGGTATGGATTCAAGACGAAGTATGAAAAACTTAACTCCATCAGAATATGAAGAATGTAAAGTCTTCGTGCAATATTTGAAGCTGAAACAAGCAAGTAAACGAGTGCTGCTCTACTCACACATCCCAAATGAGACATATACAACATCGTGGAATCAGAAGATTAAAAACAAACAAATGGGGGTAGTGCCTGGTATTCCTGATTATCTCGTCATTACCAGGAACAAAATCATATTTGTAGAAATGAAGCGGGTGAAAGGCAACAAATCAACTCCTGCACAAGATGTATGGATCAATACGCTAAATAGCTTAGGAACCCCGGCCAAAGTCTGCTATGGTGCAGATGAGGCCATTAAATTCGTTGAGGAAAATACTTAAGTCTTTGCCGGTTCGGTCTGCTTCTCCAACCAGCGCACCAGATCAGACTCTCTCACCCTGACATTTTTGCCGATCTTAATGTGTGGTATCTGCTTGTTTTTAATCATCATGTAGATCTTTGCCTTGGAGATCTTCAAATACTTAGCCACATCGGGGACGGTCATAATCGTTTCCATGGTAACCTCAGATCGAATAGTCTTCAGGGTAGGTGTGGTACTTGTTCCAGTATTCCCGGTTCTTCTGGTACTCGTCCATGTGCTGTAAGTAGTCAGTGATGGCTGCCAGGTAAACGCAGATCGCTACCAACCTATCGCGTGGGTCTTCGTCGTTTAAAACCTGGTCAATCGGAAAGGCCGGCATTTCTTTAATGTCGGTACCAGGCCGTTGTTTGTAGTGTTTGAAATCACCCACAAAGATGCAGTCATCAGCACAGACAGGAGTAAGGATGTTGACACACGACTTACACGGAAAGAAGCCGTTGGTGTTTAAAACCAGCGGGGTATTCTTCAGCCGTTGGGCGGTTGTATGTAGGGTTTCGACCATCTTTTTCATCTTACCTCCTTTGTAAATACCACGGCCATAGCCCAGAGGGATAGCCGTGTGATGAGCAACTAACTCGCCTTGCTCTCAATCACCCATCTAAATGGATTGATTAAGATGGCAGAACCACAATTGGGGCATTCGTAATACTTCCACCCCTCGTATCCCTCACCAAGTTTCACTCTATTGGTAAGTTCTCTTAGTTGGTTCCTGCACATAGGGCAAGGTCGGTAAAGTGGTCGCTCAAACATAGCTATCACCTCCAGACTATGGCCTGCTTTATCAGGGACTTAAGCCCTGGTGCAGCCTATCAGTTTTAAAGGTTCAAAGCGTCCAAATGCGTCCAAATGCGTCCAAATGCGTCTAACTTACGGTTGGCGGGGTCTGCGGTGCCGGTTGTTGATGCCGCCTGTTTATCTGCTCTAAAGCGTCATGGATGCGTATACTTCTTTCCCTCACCAGTTCATCCTTGAGCGCTTCCAGGCTCTCATGACTGGCGTTGATCTGCACCGTCATGGTTTGGGGTACATGCCGGATATATTCGTCCCGTAGCTGCTCTGATACCTGGCGCCTCATGATGCACTCGCGTTTCTTCAATTTCATCAGCAAATTGGCAATAATCAGGTATTGCCCCCGGTCACTCTCCATAATTGGGTTTCCTGAGCCTGCCGCTGGTAATCTTGCCAAAAGTGGCTCATAGGGGAATAGTTGCTGGGCCAACTCGTAAGCGTCATCAAAGTTGAAAATACCGAAGCACACCATATTCCCGAGTGACCAAATATGCGGCCTCAGCTCGTCACTGATCTGTTTTAAGTGCTGCAAGACCACATATAGCTGTAGTTTGCGGCTGCGATATTGCGGGGCAAGTGAGGCCAGTTCTGGGGCCATGCTGGGCATTTCAAAGAAGGTCTTAACCTCATCCAGTACCAGGGATATCGGTTTGTCGTTGGGGTTGGCAGGCCTGCGGCGGTTAAGTTCTGCCATGATGAGGCTGAAGACCTGCAAGAACAAATAATCCTTCGCTGCTTTCTGGTTGATTAATTTCGCTCCATCCACAATTACCAGTTTCCCGGTAGCGATGGCATCCTTTGGCGTCCAGCCGGGGTGATAGTAGCCCAACCTCGCGCGCACTTCCCGAATGTCGGTGATGTTTAAAATCGCTCTGAGTGCGTAGGTTCTTAGCTCACGTTCAGAGGCTTTAATATCGGATGATAGATACTCACGGGTCAGGTACCAGGTTGTTTCGGGGATCTTAGAGCCGTATTTGGTCAGCATTTTCTTGAGTAGGTTCGGGTCTACCATAAGCCGCTTTGTTTCCGTAATCTGCCAGGTTTCGTTCGGGTCAACCGCGTCATTGGTGGCAGAGGTGATGAGCCGTAAAAAGTGCGGGGCAATTTCGGAGATGGCAAGACCACCCAGTAATGGCGCGTTGGCAATCAGAGCCGGCGAGAGCTTACGGAAGTTTTCTATCACCCGTTGAATTTGATCCTCATAAGATCCACCATAAGCCGCTGAAAACTCCGGCAGAGGCATCACATACTCGTCATTGCCGAGCTGATCGTATATCACCCGTTTTAGTAAGCTTTCACGGTCTTTCACGGACATAATTATGGACAGAAGCGAGTCCGTAATTGAGCCTGACCAGTCCAATACAAAGATTGCCCGTTCTGGGTACTTGTGCATATACTCAACCAGGTGGCGAGCTAATGAGATTGTCTTGCCCTTACCCTGAGAGCCAATATAGAGCGTTCCCATGGTGAGGCCCTCGTCGTAAAGCTTGTCCTCGTTGCACAGTACCAGAGCGCTATTTGAGGGTTGGTCGCCTATGAAGAGTCTGCTAAGCGTTTTGAGGTTCAACATGATTACACCAGCGGGTAAAGTTTCCCGTCCTGTTCCCATAGGTAGATTGACGAATCTAACTGGTGACCGATTGGCACCTGTGTAAATGTGTTCAAATCGGTAAAAAGCACCGGTAAGCCGGTAGGTTTTACCTTATCAACAAAAGAACGAAGCTTATCGGGCGTGGTATCGCAGACAAATAAGATCCGGCTAAGGCTGTTGAATTTGTTGTTGATGTTCTCCAGGTTGTAGCGGTAGGCCGTGAGCTTGTTGCGCATCACGCCCATGCGTGAAAAGTTATCGGCGGTGCAGTATTCAAACAAAAGCATTTTGCCGGATGGGTAGCGCAAACCCCATTCAGGGATTGAGCCGCAGCCGTAAAAGAAGCGTTCTTCGATAATCTCAACGTTCATGTTTGACCAATAGAAGCGGATTAGACCCTCCGTACACATGAGCCCATGTTCGATTTCAGAAATAAAGCCGGGGTGCCGAACCTTTCGAGGGCAGGCATAAACCAGCTTCTTACCGTGTTTCACAGCCACCAGCAGACCCTTTTTCACGAGTCGAGCAGTAATAACCTCGGTCCTTTTTGAGCGTTTCGTGGAGCCGGTAAACCACATTGTGAAATGATCTCGTGAAGCCCAATGAAAAACCTGCGACGCTGCTAAATATCGCTTCTGTGAGATGGTTAGATGAGGGTTCATTTCCAGCTCCTTGGGTGGTGAAGAACGCCACTGGTTGACATTCTCCACCTCCAAACCTTAGTTTGCAAACTGCATCACCACCAGTAGCAGGATGCCGATCAGAGTGATAACGCCCACCACCAGCCCGTAGATGATTTTGACCCCGGCCAGGAAGTCCAGAAACTTACGACCAGCCGGCAGGTAGCCGATCCTAAAGCCGCCCCCAGCAGCTTCTTCAATCCATATATCCGTGATGCGTTTCTTGGACAGTTCAAAGCCCACTGACATGTACATAATGGATGAGGTAATGCTCCTCACCAGGCCCCAGACGATCCAAAACGCAATGGATAAGAGGAACCATATCAGATCGAATACAAAG